TAGTTTAAGTATTGTACTAAAATAAGAAGAAGCGCCCAAATCAGGGTGCTTTTTTATTTTATGTATCTTTGTAAAAAGATTTTCAAATGATAAATTCAGTAAGAAATACTGTGCTTGCAATTATCAATAAGAATAACTATGGATATATATCTCCTAGTGATTTTAATTTATTTGCTAAACAGGCTCAGTTAGATTTGTTTGACGAATATTTTATAAACTATAATCAACAAATTAATGAGGAAAATGCAAGAATTTCAGGAACAGGGTATGCTGATATTACACTAGGTTATGCAGAGGTAATAGATACTTTTTCTATCACTTCTACTTTAACGCAAAATGCAGGTAATATATATTACCTTCCATCCGCCTCCACTACAGGGACAGATTATTATTTATTAAATACAGTCAATTGTTTTAATGGCGGAGTATATCAGGGAGAAGCTGAGAAGGTAAGTAATAATAAAATTAAATTATTAACTAACTCTATTCTCACAGCGCCCTCTACCTTGTATCCGGCTTACACGCAACAAGGAGATTCTATTACCGTATATCCCTCTTCTTATAATGGAGCAACTGATGTTCAGGGGGTATACATTAGATATCCAAAAGATCCAAAATGGACGTATGTTACTTTGTATAATGGTGAACCTTTATTTGATCAAACACAAAATGATTATCAAGACTTTGAATTACCTCTTGATGACTCTAATAATCTAGTGGCTCGAATTTTACAATACGCTGGTATATCAATAAGAGAAGCTGATGTGTTTCAGTTTGGACAAATAGAAGAGCAACAACAAAATCAAACTAATACTTAATTATGGCTTACTTAAATCAAAAAAAATATTACACTAATGATGGTGTAAATCCTACGGATACTAATTGGGGCTCTTATCAATACGTAAGTTTACAAGACATTATAACCAACTTTGAATTAATGTATGATGGAAATCATTCATTAGTAAACAATGAAAATAGATATAAAATATTATTTCATGCTAAAAGAGCTATTCAAGAATTAAACTATGATGCATTCAAAGAAATTAAAGCTTTAGAATTGACGGTGTATGATGACTTGCGTTTTGTTTTACCATCGGATTATGTAAACTGGGTAAAGCTTTATTTGTTTCAAGGAAACACTTTAAGAGAACTTACTGAAAACATACAGGTACAATCAGCTGTTTCTTATATACAAACAGCTACTGCTACATTTACTTATGATGCGGGTAACAATGTTAACACAGAAGAATCTGATTTAGATAAAACAAGAAAAAGCGGAGCATTAAATAGTATTTATTTAAATCAAAACAATGAGGCAGATGTAAATGGCAATTGTGTAGATTGTGAAGATGATATATACAATTCTAGGATTGGCGCTAGATATGGATTAAATACAGAAACTGCCAATATAAATCCTACGTTTACAATTGATAAAAAAGCTGGTGTTATAAATTTTGACTCTACTATGGCTAACAGGCAATGTGTTTTACAATATATTTCAGATGGCATGGAAAATGGAAATAATTCAGAAATACAAGTAAACAAGTTATTTGAAGATTATGTTTATGCTTACATTCAATATGCAATTTTAAATAGTAAATTTGGCGTACAAGAGTATATTGTTAATAGAGCTAAAAAAAATAAACAAGCATTGTTAAGAAATGCAAAAATCAGATTGAGTAACATTCACCCAAGCAGATTGCTTATGAATATGAGAGGTGAAGATAAGTGGATAAAATAAAATGGCAAACATCCAAAGAAATTTTATTGCAGGCCGAATGAATAAAAGCCTTGACGAAAGGCTTATACCTAACGGTGAGTATGTAGACGCTTTGAACGTAAGACTAGGTTCAACAGAAGAAACAGAAATTGGTGCAGTAGAAAACTCTAAGGGTAACACTCAGATAACAACACTTCAATATACGGATGGAACTGCGTTAAGTTCTTCAGCTCGATGCATAGGAGCATTTGAAGATGGTGCTAATGAAACTATATATTGGTTTGTTCATGACCCCTCTTTTACTGTAGGAGCTACAGGTAAATTAGATTTAGTTGTATCTTTTAATACTAACACAGGCTCTCTTTTATACCATGTAATTAGTATTGATAACGGAACTAATGTAAACACTACTTTAAATTTTGACCCAAAATTCTTAATAACAGGTGTAAATAAGATTGGAGATTTATTGTTTTTTACAGATAATTTAAATCCTCCAAGAGTAGTAAATATAAATTCTAACTATACCAATCCTGTTGCAAACATAGATCAAATAACTTCAGAGGAATTACTGGTAGTTAAAAAACCTCCTGCTCAGTCTCCTCCTATTGAATTAATTCAAACAGGGGTAGAAGATGCTTTTATGGAGGACAACTTTATTTGTTTTGCATATAGGTATAGATACTCTAATGGAGAATACTCAGCTGTATCTCAGTTTAGCGAACCTGCTTTTATACCAGGTGCGTATGAATTTTCTGCTGATAGTTTTTTAAATGAAGGAATGGAAAATGATTTTAATGGAGCTATTATTACTTATAACTCTGGAAGCTCATTAGTAGTTGGAGTAGATTTATTATTTAAAGAAGCTAACGACCCTACCATTAAGATTATAGAAAGAATTAATAAGCTCAATAATAATCTAGCGGATAACACAGATTACACTTTTACTTTTACAAATAGTAAAATCTTTACAGTATTACCTGAATCGGAAATATTAAGACTTTATGATAATGTTCCTATAAAAGCAAAAGCTCAAACATTAATGGGTAATAGGCTTATTTATGGAAACTATGTAGAAGGATATGATTTAACTGATATATTTAATTCTCCTTTAGAATTAACTTATACCACTGAACTTGAAAACAATTCTATTGGAGAAACATCTTTAACCACATCATTTGCAAGTTTTGGGTACCAAGCTTTTGGTAATTCAGCAACTATTACAAATAATACTTTAGAATTAAGTTTTGCAAATAACACTGATAAATTAAAAAAAGGAGCTGAAATAAATATTGATTTAACTTTTATATTTAACTCTTGGTTTGGGACAAACACTCCAGATGAAAATCAAGGTTCAACTAGTGTTTCTTTTAGTTATATTTTACAACAAGACTTTACGCAATCAGCTACCCCTGTAAACGATTTATTTTCTAGCACTGATTTCCAAGCTAAGTTTGGATTAACTGAAGCGTCTATTCAAACCGTAGCTAATGCTCAGGCAGGAACAGGAGTTACTCTTACAGATAAATTTAATGCAGCAATAGATGGTTTTTTAGGAAGTGCTTCGCCTCAATATAATTTATATCAAACGGGTATATCAAATTCAACAGCTGTACCTCCGGCAAAAGGGGAACCTATATTAGGCTCAGCTCCTGTGGGAAATAATTTAATAAGACTGCAAATACCCGCAGCTCAATTTTTACAAGATGGTGGAACTAATTTAATAATACAATATTTTAATTTAACTTCAGCTACAGCTACAATTCAAGAAAGAGCTAACACAGAAAGTCTGCATAGTAACAGAGGTTATGAAATTGGTATAATATATATGGATGATTTTAATAGATCATCTACCGCATTAGTAAGCCCAAATAACACAGTAAACATACCGTGTTCTGCATCAACAACAAAAAATGAAATAAAAGTAAATATCCCTATTAGTCAAAGAGCTCCAAGTTGGGCAACAAGATATAAGTTTTGTATTAAACCTGATAGAGACACTTATAATACTGTTTATAGTAGTATATTTTTTGAAGACCCTAACTCTAACAATGCTTTTTTATTATTAGAAGGAGAAAATATTAAGAAGGTTGAAGACGGTGATAGATTAATTGTAAAAAGAGATTCAGCAGGCCCTATGCAATCGTGTGTATATGCTACAGTTTTAGAAAAAACAACTGAAGATGCAGCTTTTATTACGCCAGCCCCAACAAACCCTGTTCCTGGAGGAACATACATGAAAATGAATGCTAGTGATTTTTCTGCTGTTAATGATGCAGATGATGTGGTAAGTATTAAAGTAAATCCAGAAACTGCAGGGCAAGGTGACAGGTATCCAGTTCTTGCTTATCCTTTTTTTGTAACAAGCGGTACTAATTACACTGTTCCAGCGGGAACAAGAGTTGTAATGAGGATTGAACAAACTAGAGAAGGAAGAGGTAGTAAGTGTGAAAGAAGAACAAACTTTTTTGAACAAAGCTTTGTAGCTAGCGATACTTATACAGATATGTATCAATGGTTTATACAGTCTAATATTGCTAACTCTATAGAAAATAATTCTATAACAAATCCTTCAACAGGATCAGATGCGGTTGAAAATGTTTTTATTAACACAGTAGAAGCTGGTCAAACAGGTGCTCCCGCTTCAGGAGGAAATTTAACTAAAGCTCAATTACAGGCTGCAGGTTTAATGGGTAGCACTGCTACTAATCCAACTAAAAAGAATTTTTATAGATTTTACCAAGACTCCGCAAGTAATGATTACTATTTATTGGTAAGTGGTACTAGATGTTGTGGAGGAAGTTCAGCAGCGGATTCGACAGTAAGAGTTTCTTTTACTGTATACAGAAGAGATTCTGTTATTGTATTTGAAACCGAACCTCAAGATTCTTTACCTGATGTATGGTATGAAAATGATTTATCTTTTTCTATAGATAGTGTTGGAAACCACAGTGGTAATGTTACGAATCAAAATATAAATGCTGGAACTCCAGGTGTTGTTAATACAGGCTTTTTTAATTGTTACGCATTTGGTAATGGTGTTGAAAGTTATAAGATAAGAGATTCTGTTACAGGTAAATCTTTTAATTTAGGAAATAGAGTTTACACTACTTCAAACGTAGATTATAAAGCAGCGCATAGATTTGCAGACTTAACTTATAGTGGTGTATTTAATGACGAAACAAATGTTAATAAACTTAATGAATTTAATTTAGGATTAGCAAACTTTAAACCATTAGAGGAAACGTATGGTGATATTTGAAATATTATTTGGAAGAAGGACGGATATTCTTACTTTACAAGAAGATAAAATATCATACGTATTAGCTTCTAAAAATTTAATATCTGATTCTACAGGCGGTGGTTTAGTAGCTTCTGTTCCAGAGATATTAGGGAACCAAATAGCTCGTATTGAAAACTATGGTATTAGTAATAACCCAGAAAGTTTTGTAGCCTACGGAGAAAACAAATATTTTACAGACGCTAAAAGAAATGCAGTAATTCAGTTAATTGGAAGCTCTGCTCAAAACGAACAGCTTGTAGTTATATCAGAAAGTGGTATGCGAAGTTGGTTTAGAGATTTATTTACAAGGGCATTTACTACACAAAAGTTAGGTGGGTATGACCCGTACATGAACGAATATGTTTTAACATCTAATACTATCTTAAAACCTGAAGTGCCTTTATGTTTAGCGTGTGGAGTAAGCAAAGATATAACTGTTAAAACTGGCCAAGACTTTACATATTGTGTTGATGTAACACAAGAAGTAGGAACAGTTACTGTAAGTTATGTAGTGCCTAATGAAGGGGAGCAAGATATAATATCTGAAACAAGTGTGTTAATGACTGATGAAGCTGGTAACCAATTAATAACTGAAACTTCTGCTGGTTCTCTGGTAAATTATACTATTCAGGTAATATATAATGGTGTAACTTATACATCCGGTGCTGTTTATCAAGACGGATCATTTACATTCCCTAAAAATTCTACCTCTGAACAGCAAGCAACTGTTATTGTAAGCACAGATTCTACGGTAAATGACACTATCCAAATAACAATGAGCTGTCCAGTTGCCACTTCCATAAATCTATACAGTGTTTGTGTGACTGACCCGGCTGATGCAGGGAAATATATACACAATGAATTTAACTGGACAAACGGCAGTACAACATCTGCTGTGCAATCTGATTTAGTTTTATTTGGAACAGGAACAACCACGTTTATTGTGTCTCAATATACATTAATATCAGGAGGTCAAGGTTTAGCAATACCTCCAGATGGTTCTACTGTAACAATGTATTCTAATAAGATTAACTTTGATGACTTTGTGTTTGACGCTTCACTGAATAACTTTAGATATTTAAGAAGCAATACAACGTATGCAAACAGCATAACTGACATAACCACTTTGTTGGGTGCAGCAACGACAGCGACACCTATTGATACAACAGGAGCTCCAACTGTTTACTCAGCAGACTTTACTATGCCGTCAACAGGAGAAAATAATTTATATTTAATTTGGGATTATAGAGATATTGTGACACCAACACCTGGCCCAAGCCCTACGCCTGGTCCTAGTCCAAGCCCAACTCCGAGTCCTAGTCCTAGTCCGAGTCCAACACCTGGTCCAAGTCCAACGCCCGGTCCAAGTCCTAGTCCTGTGCCTGTGCCAAGTCCAACACCAGGGCCTGCTCCTAGTCCAACACCAGGGCCTGTGCCAAGTCCAACACCAGGGCCTGTGCCAAGTCCAGCAGCAACACCTACTCCTAGCGCACCGTTATTTTATTTCTTAATTTCTTGTGATGGAAGTCCAGGTTGTTATGAGTCATTTGCTAGCGCTCCAGGTGG